CTTGCCCGCCGCATGCTTCTGTTTCGACACAATGCGTCCCGCCTTGTTCTTCATGAGGTCATCCTTCACCAGACGCCCAGACGTTCGCTTGGCGTTGCCGTGAAAGACCTCCGCGCGAGACCCCACCGTCTTCATTTTAGTCCTTGTTGGTTGACGTCAGTCGACACGGTCTTGTGTCTTTTCAGCCGTAGGTCTACGCATCAACTGGGTTTAAAGACCGGAGGAGCGGTGGCGCTTGCCGCTGCCGCTCGCGCCATAAAGCGAGTCGTGCATGTTCGCGCCATGGGTCATTGCCGAGTCCGCAATGTCCGCAATACGCGAACCCGTGTTGCCGCCATACGTACGGGCAAGGTCAGTGAGACCGTAGCGATCATTAATACCCTTTGCCGTCTTGAACGCACCAAGCGCCCGGTGCGCCAAATTCGACGCGCCGCTCATGAAGTTGCCGCGACCAACCATGCGGTTCAGGTGCGTCTTCGACATGCCACTGTCCGTGGTTGCCGCCGCCACGTCCGCCATCTGCAAGATCGTCTTGCGGATCGCAGACTGGCCACGCATAGTCTCGAAGAAACCGCTATTGATGGCAATGATCGTGATCACCGGATTAGTCGTGTACGTAAAGAATCCCTTGCGGTTGTCGAGGGTCAGTGTCACCTGGAGCGAGTAGTTGCCCAGGCACCCCGGCGCAAGGCCCGGCTGTAGCGTAATGTCCTGGCCAAAGCGGAGCAGAAGAGGGCCACCGGCCGTCTGCGTAAACGGGCTCTGCGCGGTATACGCCTGCACACCCGAAGTTGCTCCAGTCGCATAGCCAATGACACCGGAAGGGTACTGAGCCTGCGTAAAGCCACGCCACTGGTGGTAGTCAATGTCAAGGCCAGCCGCAACCGCGCACTCATACAGCTGCGGTTGCTGATACGAGCTGCAGAGGTTGCTGAAATTGTCAAAGGTAATTGAAGCGCCGCGGACAGGGATGTAGGTGTCGAGCTGCGAAGGCCCGCGAGTATTAGGCTTCACGTAGACCATGAGCATGTCCGGGATGGACGTGAGGGAGATCGTCTGGGACGTGATGCTCACGTCGCCAGTGGTCATGGCGGTACCCAGATTGTAGAAATAACGAGGAAACTCACTGTACGGCACCGTCGACACGTCCGGAAGCTGTACATCAACACCGGGCGTGAGAAACGTTGCGTGCATGGTCGGAACACCCGCGGTCGTCGTGTAGATCATAGACGAACCGCCACCCCACGGGCCGTTCGTTCCAGTGCTCGCAAACGTCAAGTCGGAAAGCACCGAGCGGATGTTGGAAGACCGCAGGATATTGCCGGTGTTGGGGTTGTTCTGCGTGAGGTCATCGACCCAGTAGGGCTGACTGGACGTCGACTTTGCAGTCGTGCCCGAGAGGACGTTGAGGCTATTTGCAATCGCCCTCGTCGTGCCAAGAGTCGAAAAGTTGAGCACAAACTGCATGTTGGTCATGCCGTAAAGACCAACAGACTGAAACTCAGCAGAGTCTGCCCAGATGAGGGGCGAGATCACCATGGGCTCCGTGCATGCGATGGTGCCGTACACAGGCAGGGGAAACTGAACAGGACAGCCACCCTGGAGGCCGTATGCGCCGCCCCCATACCCGTTGCCAGGAGTTACAAGGGTCGGACCAGCGCTAATTGAGCTCCACGTGATAGTGTACTGAGACCCAGCCTTTCCAAGGGCACCAAGATTCGTGGCTGCAACATAGTACAGACCACTGATGAACCCAAACACACCAGTTGCCGTGGTGTTTGCGGAAGCAAGAGGTGCAGCAGTGAGCGAAATGTTGCCCGCCGTAGCATCATAGAGGCGGGCGCCAACCATGCTCATTGGGGGCACGTCCACGTTCAGAGTCAGGATGTTACCTGAGATGGAAAAGGCATTTGCCCATCCAGCCGTGAGAATATCCGCACCCGCAACCGCGCCATAGATATCTCCGCCGGGGAAGTTTGTGGTCCACACCGGCTGGAAGTTAAGGTACGGCACAAGAACGTTTGTAGGGGTAGACGACAGCTGCACCCCAGTAGCCACCTTGGCAATATAGAAGCCAACACCACCCCCGCCTGCAACTCCACTCATCTGTGCTGCCGGCATGAAGCTATAAACCTTGCCGGCGTCCAGAAATGGCCAGATAGAAGGCGCCGCACCAGTTGCTGCGCCACCAGCAATCGGCGCAACTGCAGTCGCAGGGTTCAGCGGGGCAGTGCATGTAGCCACAGACGACCACGAAACGGGCCATGCACCGTTCGGGATATCGCCATAGTTATTCGACACGCTATACGTCGAAAAATTGCCACAGTTATTCTGAGCGTCGTCACGACCCCACGCAAACACGTCGGCGCACGTAGGGGTCGTACGCTGCTTAAGGGTCTCCTGGCTAGACGTCAGCATGAGCTGCTCACGGAGCGTGTCGCCGTTCGTCGTGACCGTGCAGTCGTTGAGCGTTGCAGTCATGTTGACAAGGCTCGACTGGATAGGGAACTGAGTCCACGCAAGGTCCTTGCCGCTCGTTGCGCTGCACCAGCCCGTCTGGCCACCCGCAACACCGCCAAGCCCTAGCGACTGACCACCGTCAGAACCCTGAGCGATAGCTGTATACGCCGCCGACATGGAGCTGTCGGGCGTGTCGTAGTTTGAAGGGTTGAGGATCGCGAACTTGGCGCTTGCAACCTGAGCACTCGAGAGTGGAGGCTGGAACGTAATTGTGATAACGCTAGAACCGCCAGTTGCTGCGCTGGTAACAATCGTACCTGGGGCAAATCCAGGTCCGACAATCTGGAGAGGCTGGCCGAGTTTATATGCCGCAGTCCACGCATCAAAATAAGCCGACCCCGCGACGGATGCGCCCGAGAGAAAGAGACCCGAGGTGGTAATGGAACTAATGCCCGCGGCGTTTGTACTGGCGTTGCCCGTTGCGTGGAAGACCTGCTTGTAGCTAGACCCACGCGCACCGCCATAAAAGAGAGAGGCGTTAAACGAGAGCGGTGTAGACAGAACAATCTTTCGGTCAATGAACACGTTGAGAGACGGCACAAGGACCTGGAACGTCATCTGCGAACTCGACGCCGAAATAGCGCTAAAGGGGGCCACGCTCACAGAAAGAGCCCCCTTCTGAACGGCGTACGCCGGCTCCTCCTGCATGAGACGCGCATCCGTCACGGCCACCTTGAGGATCTTCGACATTGTGGCCTTTCGAGAACACGATCGTCTTTTTTGTGAGGTTATCTAGCGAGGGGTGATAATCGAGCGACTCCCTCAGGCGCGTGTGGTGACGAATGCACACGGATCGCGCTACTTCCGCGTGAAGACGAAACGCAGGTTTGCCGAACCACCCTGGGAAAGGGTCAGGGCGCGATACGTCTGGTCCTTGAAACGAAGGAAGAGCTGGTAGTCAAACTTCAAGAAGTTCTGCGAAGACTGCATGTCCATGTGAATGGGCGTCACAGGGTCAAAGATAATCTCATTTCGAAGCTGTTGGCCTGCCTGCATGTTTCCCATTGACTTCACGTTGATCTCACCCAAAATCTTGAGAATGTTGCCGTTGGATTGAATGCTCACGTTACCCGCGTCGTCAATAGCATTGGCAGGCGTTGAAAGGTCAGGGTCGACGGGTACGCTCGCCGTGAAAACCACAATTGCATCCACTGGATTCCACATGAGGCCAGAGGAGGGATAATCCTGCTGAAACGTATAGAGGTATGGCGTAGTGCCACCGAGGCGGCCATACGGAAGGTACGTTCCAGACAGACCCACAGACCCCGGAGTGGTTGCAGTCAAGGGCAGAGGAGACGGTGTCGTAAGACCCGCATTTGCGGCCTGAGGCACGTAGCGCACGTACGTTGTTGTGAGGGATGTGGCTGGATCGAAGTAGTTCAAGCGTAGCGCCGGCCAGTTCCCAAAAAGCTGGTGGAAGTAATCATCCGCCTCAATCATGCAACGCTCGTCAAACGCAACACCCGGATGACGAGCCACAACATAGGGAACCGTGGTAAGGTTGTTTGTGCCCGTCACACCCCACGAATCGCGAGCAATGTCGTTTAGTCCCTGATTATAAAGCTTCTGTTGAGTCGATGCCTTGAACTGAGGGTCGTCAAGCACACCAAAATTACCATCGTCTGCATTCGCATACGCTGTACCACCAAACCCATAGCTGTCAAGGTTAAGGGTAAAGAGTGACGTGCTGGGATTGAAGGAGATGGTTGGTGCCTGGGTCGCAACAACCGGGATCATTGCCTGAATTTGTGTAAGGTCGCCATTGTTGGCAAAGCCAAGGACAGACGTCCAGCCATTGGCACTGCTGGCGGATGTGGGAGGTGCGCCGGTCGTGGTTGTGGTGGCTGTGGCGTAATATGTGTTTTGGCCATTTGAGATTGTCACAACGTCGCCAACAAGGTAGCCGATCTTGCCGTCCTGATAAGAATAGTTGATTGATGCACCACAAGACTGCCAATACTGGGGCGATGACGTGGGCTGCTTTCCTGAATTTGCAAGAATGCAGATGTATGCAACCCCAGCCTGGACGACGCATCCTGTTATGCCAACGTTCGCAACGTAAGATGTTGACTCGTTCCACGGGTAGACAGCCGAGCAATTCGCAAAACAAGACACCTGAAGCTGGCGCTGAAGGCTTTGGTCGGGCAGAGGCACAGTCTGAAGCCCACTAAAGTCATAGGGGTCGTAGATACACCGCTGGAACGTTGGGTTGATCACCTGCTGCAAGAAATGCTGGTAGCTGTGGCAGTAGAAGTACGTTGAGTTCAGGTCATTGAGAGCTTTGTCAGATCCCGGGATAGGGACGTTTGCGTCCTCTGGAACCCAGCGCGCATTTTTATAGCTGTAAAGGTCCAACGTTGACCTATAGCCAAGCTGGTACGCGCGAGGCGCTAGAGTCGTTGTTGCCGCTGCCGCCACAAACACCTGTCCAGGGACGAATCCAAGCAGCTTGCATGCCTGCAGAATGCCTGCCTTTGAAGGGTTTGTGGCCGTATAGACCCATCGGTTCTGTGCGTAGCTGACAGGGAAGGAAAAGTCCAAGTAGAGTGACATGGTTGCGCTGGCGTTTGCGATCGAGTACTGCTGGGTCATTGACGCTGACGGTGACGCAGTCGGAGACGTTACAGTCACTGTAAAGCCCGCCGCTGCACTCAAAAGGGTTGTGAGGCGAGACGCCACAACGGTCGCAAGCGTGTCGCTTGAAACACCCACAGTAGACAGATCAATCACGCCATACTTGATTTGAGGCACAGTTGGCGTTCCACCGGGCACCGTGCATGCCGTGTAATACGGAATAAAGCCACTGTTCGGGTAAGCTGCGTAAAGCCAGTCCACGTTCGCGGCAGGACCAACGCTTACCGAGTTTGTCGTGTAGACCGGACCGGTCCACGTATACGAAAGACCAGGCTGGGCGGTGCAC